ATATAGCTACGTATTTACTATAGTAAGTCTTACAATGAGATATATATATATATATATATATTTATATATTACTAGCCCCTGTTAATAACTATATTTATATATTTTATATTTATATATCTCTTGGACATTTACATAGTTATTTATATATATATATATTATATATTATATATTTATATATTATAAATATTCCTTAGTTATCTGCATTGGTACAAATTTTTGCAAGTCCGAAGCAAATAAATTATCTGTTGTTGTACTACCAGCATATCTTTGGTATCTTACTTGATAAAAATAATTGTTTTTTCCACTATACATGTCAGTTTTAATCATTACACCATACACTATGCCTTTATACCCACCATACTTTGTTGTTACTAAATCACCTATTTTATATTTTAGTCTAGGTATCCCTTTTCTTATTCCTTTTACAAAAACTTCTAAATCAGTCATCTTTCACCACCATAAATACTTTACTCATATTGTTGTAGTGTCCATAAACAGGTTGAATAAGTACGGCATATACTTCTGCTTCAATATACATATCAACTCTGCTTTTAACTCCTTGCACACCATACATATTCTGCTTAACCATTACAGTATTTTCTAAATCGTACTTTGTAAGCTCTGTAACTCTCTCTGCATACTGTTTATCTTTCATTTCGATAATATCATATACATAGAAAGTAAGGTTAGGCGGAACAACAAAATCTTCATTAGTCAGTAGATGTTTTCTTAATACTGTACCCATATATGAGTTTGAAGCCACAATGCCGTCGAATACAACATCTTTCTCTGAAGCCATATCAATTACTGAGGCAAAGTGATTAATCGCGTCTATGGACTTTATTTGCGTTCCATCAACACAGAAAACACCGTTCTTACCAATCAACACACGAAAGCCGTCATGTAATAAAGTTACATAATAATAACTTTCAGTGAGTAACTTGTCCGATTTCTTTTTGAACTCTTCTAAGTTCATTACATTCTCTGTTATCTTTCTACCTTTAATAAGCATATTTATGACCCCAATCTTCCATTTCTTTTATACACTCATATTTGTCAAGAATAACTAAGTATTTCTTTTTACTTTCTTTCTTTTTTGAGTCCTTAAAAGCGTTAGGAAATAGTCGTTCTAATCCCCTTACTTCAGACATATCTCTTACACCAACCATAACTTCATCAGCATATGTTCCTAATGTTAAAGGAGTTATATTAGCTTCTTCCATATATTCAATTAATTCTTCTCTACGACTGTTTGTAGTTCTATGAATTCTTTTGGTTTCTCTGTAATAGTCACTATCCCAAGTAACTAAAGGTATCTTTCTTTGAACTTCAGGATATACATAGTATTCTAATGAACCTAAAGCAGTCATATCGTCATTTAAATCAAACAGAATATTCTCTTTAACTTCTTCAATATCTTCTGATAAACCAAAGTATCTACGCATATACTCAACATTTTCTTTAGATGTACTCATTAATACCCATTCTTTGCTTTTAATCATAAACATATTAGCATTATGTTTATAATAAAGATGTTCCTTTGTCTTTTTGTTGTATAAGACGATACTATAATAACCCGCTGTTTCTTTATTTACATTATTAATAGCTGTTTTAGTATCTTTTGTCTTTGCAAACTCTTTCTCAAGTTTTTTAAGATAGATAAAAGAGTCACTTTCATCTTTATTTCCAAGCCCACCAAACACACCATTATGCGTAAGTATAAAGTTTTCATCTTCTAATGGTTGTGACATTTCTGCTATCTTACCTGAGGTACTAAATCTTTCGTGAGCAACAATCATACTATGTGTTCCTCTGAATATTTGTTTTTCAGTAGATGTAGTTACTTTAAAGTTCTCACAATAATGTCCTTCTGCGTCATTATTAGTTTTAAAACTCATTAAAGTAATTGCGTTCATACACTCAGTTACATCTCTGCTTTTCTTTCCTAATCTATTCTTTATAATATTTATATTACACATATTTAGTCACCCAACATTACACTAATACTATTATAGATTTTATCATAAGTATCTTTTGTAATAGTAATAGCCATTCTTTCTTTGTATTCGTTGCTTTCAATACTCACAAGCATTTTATTAAGTTCTTCTAAACCAATTCTTACAATATTATAGAATTCTTCCCAAGTTTCTACACCCATTAAGTTAAAACTACGCCACTCAACACCCTTGTTTATTGCGGAATAGTTAATCTCGAGCCCTCTATCGCCTTTGTCAAGTAGCTCTTCTTTAAGTTTCTTTGAATAACTACGAAAATACTGAGATTTAAACGCTCTATATAGCATTGGCATTTCTGTTTCCATTCTTTTAAACATATTTTCTCGTAGTTTTTCATAAGCTTTTGGTGTGATTAATGTATTCTCTCGTTTATTGTCAGTACTAAAATGAATATGACAACCACAAGTATTATTTATATCAATCACTTCGTTGAATTCTACATTTTTGTTATTCTGTAAAGCCTTTTTAAAGCTATCGAAACCTTTTTTCCACTCAGAAAACTTAAGTTTTTTAGATACGAACTCACAAGTGTATTCGTTCTTAAATTTTCTTTGACAACTTAAACTACTATCAGATGTTGCCGCCCAGTGCTGTATATCTCTATCAAAGCTATCACTATGATAAGAATTCACAGGGATATCTACAATGTCTTTATTAACAATACACTCTACTTCAATACCAAAGTATCTTTCATTCATTTTTTAACACCTTTTTTTGTAGCTTTTTTGTCTAATTGATAAACACTTATAAAGTAAGCAATCTGTGACTTAACTTTTTCAACAATGTCATTCATCTTGTTCATTTTATTGTTTGGTACTTCAATATACCCTTTGTCAAGTAATTCTACATCAGCTAAAAGTCTGTCATCTTCTTTTGTTAAACTATGTATCAATTTAATGATATGGTATCTTTCTCTTTCTTGATTAGTCAAGTTAAAGAAATAACTGACTTTTCCAGATTTAACTACGCATAGTTTAATTGCTTTCGTTGTAAGTTCATCAAATTCAAACTTTATTCTTGTGTTATCTTCTACTGCTTCTAATTCTATATTTAGTTTAATTTCCATTTAACCACCCTTTGATTAATTCTGTATATTGTTCTACTCCTTGATTATCTAAGCCCATTCCTGAATTTACTTCAAGTACTTTAGTAGTGTTAGTAGAAGGTATCCTAATAATATCAACAGCCCCAAAGTCATACTTAAGACTATTACAAGCCAATTTGGCATTCCTGATAATATCGCTATGGATACGATTAATATCACACATACTAAAATACCACCCATTATTGTGACTTCTACACCTGTAATCCACGCTTTCTCCCTCAATCTCTCGCTTTCTTTGTACTTTGACAACTTGTCCGTTGAAGACATGTACTCTGTATTCTCTTTTATCTTCGCCATCTATATACTCCGTCCAATAATCACTGTTATCAGTTCTTAATTGTTGTGGTGTTTCTATAAAATGAAACCCAGAACCACCTTGATGTCTAATCTTACGACCGACTAAAGGAAAGTTAAAACTCATTGCTTGTTCTTTATTATCTGTATGAGCAGGAACATCTACATTAATTTCTTCTCCAATACCCCATTGTCGTTCCATTTCATTACCAACCATACATCTAAGGGCTAAATACTTATTTGTATATTTTTGTATCTCTCTTGGATTATTAAGCCACTTAATCTTCCTTTTCCACCTAAAGTTATCGATAATCCAATTATTCAAATGAGCACCCCATACAACGCAGTGAGTGGTATTTATTGGTGGGGGTAGTGTTCCATACCCTCTATCTCTATCGTTGAACCTACGCCTTGTAAGACCCATAGAAAGGGCTAATTCTTTTCCTGTCTTACTTGTTGCTTTACTATACCATAAATAAACTTTCATACTTACACCTCTAAATTATCAATTAAATAACCTATTACTGCTAATAAATTAATAAAGAAAGACACTATATAAAACACTTTTGGGTTGTTTTTTATGTTTAATCCAATAAGATAAGGAAAAAGCATAACTCCAATTAAATTTAAAATAAAAATGAATAATGTAATTTTCATTTTTTATCACCACTCATACCAAGGTCTATAACAAAGCTCGTTCCCACACCCTTTACAATGATAGATAAGTTCTTTATCTTCTGCACTTGTAAAAGTTTTATTACAATGCCCACAAGCCATTAAAGTAAGTCCGTCAGGCAAGTCTTTTTCAAACCATACTGATATTCCATCTGTTTCATGTGTTCTCATACTTCCACCTCTTTAATATAAACCATTTCTCTGTATTCACTTGGTAACTGATTAAGAAATGTTTGTGCTTTAGCTTTAAAATGAAAAATTCTTGGAACAATTGAATACGAATTTCCTCTTTTATAAGCTATTCTATCTTCATTTTTATATTTAATAAAATAAAGTTTCATTCTTCCACCTCTTTATAAATAAACCTTTTCAAGTTTTAATTTTTGTATTCCATACGGTACCATTTTAGGAAAATCTCTATGATGGTCTTTATAAAATCCACTACTTGCAAACATAAGATTACCGTCATCTAAAATATGAAATCCTGTATCATCACCATACTCAGAATATCTTATTAACCAAAACTCTTTTTCCGAATAAGAGTTGTTTATCTGATTAAAATAATCATTGATAAAATCTTCGTATTCTTTTTTACTTTTAATTATATAAACCCTATCCTTTTGTAATATCATATCATCACCTATAAATATTCCTTATCAAGACTGAGTTTAATGCCTACTAATTTTAAGTCTTGCATAGGATAACCATTTTTATATCCGTCTGAAAAAGTTATAACACACCAATCCACGTCAGATATCACATGAATAATACCAACAGAACCGTGTTCAAGGGCTTGTTCATAATATCGTCCTTTATAAACCGTTACTTTATCTCCTACTTTAAATCTCATATTCACACCTCTAAAGGAACATAATCAACTGGTACATAAGTTGGGTATCTAAACTGTCTATTCTGATGACACCTACACCATCTCTTTCCACATTGATGACAATAATGCTGTATAATCTTCTTACTTGACATTTAAATCACACCTAAAATTTCTAAGAAAATTCTAATTATAATAAAGAAAATGAGTACTGGAATAATTAATAATAACACCCACTCATCTCCTTGTTTAGATATTCCATAAAGCATAAATAAAGAACCAACAAAAGCTATTATAGATAATACTAAGTCTATATATCCCATTCAAATCACCTACATATACTCTTTTGTTAGTCTAAGTTTAACAGGTTTAGGTTTAGGGGTGGGTTTATAGTGTATAACCACAACAGGAGATACCTCTAATGAATCATTATCTATACTGGTATCCACAACATCAGCACCGTCCCATATATCGCAGTCACCATCAGCAAACATTCTTTCTGCATCTTCAACACTATCTGCTTCAATAGTTGCACTCATAGTAGCTGTTTCATACCAAGTTAAATCAAATTCTGGCAATTTAATCACCTGTATTTAATACACCAATGAACCAAAATCTTTTGGACTTAGTCTTTCAATACTACCACTGAGTTCAAGTTCTCTAATAACTTGTTTTCTGTATTCTGTATCTGTTTCAAATAATACTCTCGTTTCTTCTCTTGTCATAGTGATTACCTCTTTGCTTTAATATAAGGAACACCAACCCATAAATTATGTTTAACTGCTGTTCCAACTTTCTTTGTTGCTTCGCCTATAAATCTTGGGTGTTTGCTTGTAAGTCGTCTATCATTCCTTGAGTAATACTGTCCTTGAACTGCGTCTATCTTGCGTCTAAGTTTAGCTTCTCTTAAGAATTTTGTACGTTTTCCACACTCTTTCAAGTATTCTTTTTCGTTCATAAAAACACCTCAATATATAAATGTTTCGTTCAAAGTATAGTTACTACCATATAGTAACATAGAAAAATAAAAAAGAAAGAGTGGTTTATTTCTCTTTCCAAAATGTTTTTGCACTCACTAAGTAAGTCTTTTTGTTCGTAAATCCAACCCTTTTACACTCTAAAACTTTTCCGTCTTTTCGTGTATAAGTAGCTGGTTCAACTTTTGTTACTTTATATCCTTGTTTGTCCATAAAAACTTTAAGTTTAGATAACGGATTTTCCGTTTGTTTAGTTGATTTTTTGCTTAAAGTTTTTGTTTCTTTAGCTGTCGCTATTGGATAAGCAACGCCTTTAATTACTACATAATTTTTGCTCATTAAGAACACCTCGTTAAATTTTAGATAGGAACAGGCAGGTTTTGAACCTGCATTTCAAGATGGGTTCTAAGAAAGAGTTACTGTTCCAAATAAGAAAGAAAAGGGCAAACACTCTATACAAACCTTAATTTGCCCAACTCTTATAAAGAAAATATAAGTTCGGTTTGTATAGTGCGGTCTAATAGAGAGGTTGGTCTATTAACCTGTGGGACTTTAAACTAAGTATGATTTCTTACTGTCTGCACAGCTTGTAACAAATCCTTTAAATGAATTAAGCCCATTAATCATTCGCTTATAAAGGTGACTATGTTCAACTCGAAAAACAGCTAAAATATACTTATCTTGAGTTAAATGAGATTGTTCGACGATTTAAAGAGAGCCAACTCTTTAAACCATTGCCTACACAATTGTCTAACCCTACGATAACATAATATTTATATGTTAATCTCAACGCTTACTGAAGATTTATACCTAAGTTAAGCCTTAAAGGTCTGTTACTGCACATTACTATTCAGTTTAAATAGTCTGTTTGGGAAGTCGTTATACTACGACACTTTATTTTTAAGGACGCGTTCCAAACATCCCAATAAAAAGCGAAGAACTACCAACGCTTTTTTATTTAACTTTTGTTTGTGTTGAATATTGAAAAGTGAAACTTATATATAAATGTTTCGTTTTGAGAACAAAACACTTAATTTTTTTGACTTTTCAAAAACACTTATTTATAGTTGAGCATCACTCAACCACAAACACCTAAAACCACTACTCATTTATAAATGTTTCGTATCAATGATTCACAACATTTATATATTAGTAGTATTTTAAACACAATATTAAAGTGAATATATATTAAAATCGCGTTCAAACAGTATAAAACAGTATTTCGCGTTCAAGAAATGCGTTCAAGAAATAAAACCAAAAATTTTTATAAAAAATGATTTATTCGTTTATTTGTTTATTCGGTATTACCAAAAAAATAAAGTTGTCACTATTTAGTGAAAGTTATTTATTCGGTATTGCCGAAATAATACATATTTATAATAAAACCCAAATTCTTCAGAAATGATATATAAGGTTCTGAAAAACCGAGTTTATGAGGTTATGGTTCATTTATTGACCATAACCTTTTCTTTATGGTGATACTCATTTATATATATTTATAGTATTAAAAGAGATATACCTCAAGAGTAGTAACAATACCAAAAAATAACCTTATTTTCTATTCTACGCATAAATTAAACAAAACATTTATAAAGATTAACCCACACAATATAGAATATTAGTGTGTTTTCATAAGTCACTCGCAACACACCGAGCAAAAATAAAAAACTAAGTAGTTTTTTTATATCTCGAATTATTTTTATTTTTCGATACACAAAAGAATAAAAGGTTTTTCTCACTCTCATATTAAGAGAGCTTACGAATTTATACTTATTCATATATCAAAACCCAAGAGAGCAGTATATTTATTTATACTGTTCTCTTACTTTTTGGTATATGAGAAAAAAACAAATATGAATAAAAATAAAACGAGGTTTTGAATATGGAAAGAAAAGAAATGTTAGAAAACTTAAAAAACTCATTGTTAGACGACTTACAGAATGATGATTTAGAAAACATACATAATCTTGTATGGTCTCTTACAACAAAAGACTTATTAAAAAAAGTATATAAAAAACAAATTGATAGACAAAACGAACAATTAGATAACATAAAAGGGTGTTTATAATGAATACCCTTTTTTCTTTTTTTAAAAAGTTCTTCCCTAATAAAAATCAATATATAAGTATTGGTTTATTAGAGTATCAATGTGAAACTCACAACATAAAGGACAACACAATATTAAGAGAGTCTTTTTCGTTATCTGATTTAGACACACACGAAGAAGAAAATTAAAGGGGGTTTTGAATATGAATAAAAAACAAGCTGAATATATTGCCCAAGAGTTAGGTTTATTTGCTTACGAACGAATAAATGGAACGCGGGAAGTAGAATAAAGCGATTACAGAGTACTTTTTTATAGTGGGGTTATCTCACTATTCTTTTTTTATTAAGTCTTGTTATATGGCTTATATAGTGCCTTATTTTTGATATTAGAGTATTACAATAAAGCGAGGTTTCGAAAGATGAAAAGAAAATATATTAAGAGTGGTAAGTACGCACAGAGCAACAAAGAGAGCAACACCGACACACTACGAGAGCATAACATAAAAGTTAATGGTTTATGTAGTAGTGAGTTGTTAGTATTAAGTACTACATTACAGAGAGCAAATAAGGAACAACTAAACAGTATTGTGAATTATTGTATTGACTTACTTAATTAGATATATATAAATATATTATTTATATATTTCTTTTCTTATTTTTATCATTGGAATATATCTATGTATAATTTATGTATTTTTACTATGTAATACATAAATATATATCAAAACATAAGTTCAGTAATAACCACATAGTAAGAATATTTATATATTATAAGGACATATAGAGACTATATATACATAGGAAGTATAAATATACATAGGAAGTAAATATATACTAACATATATGTTCACATATTTAGCTATTTAACCATATTTAGCTATATATAACTATATATAACTATATATAACTATATACACAAGAAGAGTACTAAAATAGCTATAAAACGAAACATTTACACTTCAAACCTTTATTTTAGTATAAAATAGAAAGGTTTATATAGTAGAACGACTACTATATACATATGGCAGTAATAAGATTAACTAAATCAGGAAGTGCAGTACAATTCATAGATGATGATGGTAGATGTTACTCTACATCAGCTACTTTTATACTTGGATTACTTAGTGGAAAGAAAGTAATGCCTTTTGTTATATTATCAAGAATGCCTTTTGGAGTAAACCCAGGTAGATTCCCAGAGTCTCCTATATGGATACCCGAAGGTATGACTAAAGAAGAAGTACTCAATAAGATGTCTAGTGAAAGTGGATTAAGAAACGCTAATGATGCACTGTCCATCAAGGCAACTGAAGAAAAGAAACAAGAAAAAGCTTATACGGATAGTAAGGTGTGGTAATGCAGGATTCAAGAACGGAACAAGGAGAAGAAGAGGATGTGCTTCATCGTCTTCGTATGGATAGAGACCAAGTGTATAGAGAAAACTACAGGGCTGAAGTAAAAGAATTACTAAGAAGAGAGAAGATGAGAAAGAATGGAATTAATTAATGTTGATGAAAAATTCATAAAGGAGATGGAAGTCTTTAGACAACCAGCTAAGGATAAAGGTCTTTTAGAAGCTTGCTCTGAAGATATAGTACTCTTTTCACAGTATATGCTTGGTATGCGCCTGTATGCTTGGCAGGTTTACTTCTTAAGGAATGTACAGAAAGCATTCGCTGCTGAAGATGGTAAGCGAGAGTTCATAGCATTAACGTCTAGACAGATTGGTAAGTCCACTGCACTTGCAATCTTATCCATTTGGGCTGCTGTCTTTAACAAGAAACCCGGTACCATTAGTAATAACACACAGATAGGTATAGCCTCAGCTAGTGAATCACAAGCAAAGAAACTACTTTATGAAATGAAGAAGTTACTTCGTATAGGGGATTCCTTTATGAAGACTACTTATCATGATACAGAGAAGATGGAGTGCGGTAGTCATTTCTTTACAGATTTATTGGATGATAAAGAGCCAAACAACACAACTACTATAACCTTTAAGGAGCATGACGTAATGCATGGGGAGTACCTACTCGCTGGAAGTAAGACTGGCTCAGTAATCAAATCATATCCTCCTACTGCAATTGTTCTTGGAGAAACCTTCTCAGTTGTAATCATAGACGAAGCTGGTAAATCCGAGAAGATAACAGACCAGTTCTTCTACGACTATATGTATCCTACAGGTAACTCAACTGACGCTGTAAGGATTTATACTAGTACACCTTGGGTAACCAGCGGATTCTTTTATCGATTAGTAGACCCTGATGAACTTTATGGTACTTCACCTGCTAATGTAGTTGTATTCACTGTACAAGCTATAGAGCTAGAGGCACCTAAGTACTATGCCACTGTAATGCGTACTGTAGCCGAACTAGAGAAAGATGGTAAGATTGATGAAATCCAAAGAGCTTATTATTGTAGATTCGTTAAAGGAAGTAAATCATTCTTTGATTCTCAGAATGTCTTTAATATCTTTAACAAGAACTATGAGAAGTTTGATTCGTATGTAAAGCCATGTGATATGGGAGTAGACTTCGGTGGACAAACAACCTCTAGGACTGTAATCACTATCTCTACAGAGAACGAACAAGGAGAAGTCATGCGTCTGTACGATAGAGTATACCAAGTAGGAGAAGATGATAACTTACTCGATGATATACAAGACCTTAAGTCTAGGTTTAATATCCAAAGGATTATACCAGATGATTGTCCTCAAGGGGATTATATGATACGTGCGATGAAGGAACGTGGTTGGAATATTCATCCTATGAACTTCAGAGCAGAGAAAGTAGCTAAGTATACAGCATTCCGTAGTTCTTTGAATCGTGGAGTAGTCTTCTCTTATCCAGATGATGACCTTCAGACAGAAATGCTTGCTATGGAATTCGCTGAAGGAAGAAAACAATCAGTACTACAACACGCACCTGGATACTCTGATGATAAGATTGACTCATTCATCATGTCTGTTTATTTTTATGTAAGGATTGAGGATGGAATAAAGACCTTTGATTTTGTAGGACTTTCAAGTGGACGTAATTCTGATGAAGAATGTGTATGCGGTTCACAACAACTAGAAAGAGATAATGAAGATATACGCTGCATGCGATGCGGAAGGAAATGGAAATGTACATGAGTAGACGAAGGTACTTTGTACCACAGGACGAGATAGCTAGATATTACACTCCACAAGGAGATAGAAAACCAAGAGATGACTTAAATGATACAATTAAGATTGATGAAGACGAATAACTGGTTAAGTAATTGTTACACAAAGGAAGAAGAGATTAGTATCTATGATGAACAACTACAGGATATACTTGATAATACTTCTTGGTATCTTGAGAATCTTGATTATCTCTTAGCATACAGAGTATTCTGGGGAGATTACAGTACAAATCGTGCGGTAATTCCTAAACAAAAGGAAACCTTTATAAAGAACCTCTCCCCTATTAATAAAGCTGAGCAGCACAGATAGATTTATCTTTACTAAGTAACAAGGATTATAATGACAAAACAATACAAGAAAACATATGTAAAGCGAACTCTTAGTAAAGACTCGCTAAGGAACTTCTCACTTACTAAACAAAACGCAACTGTATTTCCAAACTTTAATATGGAAACAGTACTGCAGATGATTGATTCTGACCCAGTAGCACGGGGGGCAATCAACCACTTTGTAGATAAATGCATGGAAGGCGATTATAGCATCATTAAACGTGACTATACTTATGACCCAGCATTTGAAATGCTTCTTTCTGCTAAATACAATTTTAGAACAGACGTGCTAAGAAAGATATTCCTGATGGGTAAAATCTTCAACAATGTATTTATTGAGATTGTTAAGACCTCTGGCAATGAAACAAAAGAACTTAATGTTCTTGATACACAAAACATTGAACCAGTAACAGCTCCTAATGGAGATGCCTTAGAATATTATTCAAGAATACCTAATCCGATTACAGGAGAACGTGCTCATTGGAGCAAAGACGAAATTGTATGGATTAAATTTGGAGATAGGAGTGTAGGATACGCACCAATCGACTTAAAAGCAATTTACGAAAACTTACTAGCTAAAGAGTATGTAACTCGATATGTAGCTTGGCTTTGGAAAACAGGCCAATACAGAGTTCTATACAATCCTAAAGGCGGAAGTGACAAAGAGATAGAAGACTTCTTAGCTTATTTACGAAGAAATGACGACAGTTACCAAGTGCCATTTATTCTAAAAGGCGAAATGGAAACCAAGGTAGTTCGTGACGTTAAAGAAACAGAGTCCATAAGTACTTTACTTAAATACTACGACAGCAATACATTGATTCTTTTGCGTATCTCTCCTATCGATGCTGGTATACCAGATGCTTCAGGAAGAAGTAACGCTGATGCTCAGTCTAATAGCTTGAGTACTCATATCACTGGTTGGAAGAAAATAGTAGAAGACAAGATAAGCTTTGACTTATTTCCTAAGATTAACAAATCTAATAACTTACTTAAGTTTGGACAGAATGATAGGTTTGCAGCAAGTCAAGTATTCAAGAATATTCAGATAATGAGTTCTATGAATATGACTGATGAAGCTATCCAAGAATACATGGCCGACCAAGGAATGTTCTTTGAGTCAACTTTATTTAAGAAACCAGAAGAACTTAATCCTATGGATACCGAAGGTGCTGATAATCCTAGAGACAAAGATATGGCACCAAGCCGTAAAGGCAAAGACCCACAAGCTGCTCCTGAGAAGATTGGAACAGGAGAACAATCAAGTACTAAATCATCGCAACTGAGGAAAGAATAATGCCATACACATTAGCATCACCAGGACTACCAGAATACATAAAGAATAAACCAGACTCTATTAAGAAGGAATGGATTAAACTTTATAATGATGTATTCGAAACAGATGGCGAAGAGGTTGCATTAATCACAGCTAATAAATGGTTACTTCGACAACTTGAAAAGATGGACAAGTATGTACGTAGAACTGTTGAATTCGAAATTGTAAAGACTGACAAAGAGTTTATACAACGTACGGCTGAAGGAGATGAGTATGTCACAGCAGTATTAGCCTCAACAGCAGAACATGTTGATGGAAAGTATGAACCATATACAGAATCAGAATTACAGTCATGGGCAGAACAGATTAATGAGAACCCTATTGTAGGAGACTTTGACCATGAAACAATGCGTCAGATTCAGAACACTACAGTAGATGATAAAACTATTGAACTTATGCTTAGAACTAAACAAGGGATTGCTAAAACAGTAAAAGCTATTGTTGAGAACGGTAAGCTCTTTGTTAGATTATTGATAGACAAAAGGTATCGAAATAGAGTGTTGAATAGCAAAGGATTGTCAGTAGAGGCAGTTCTTCATAGAGACCCAAGAACGAACGAAGTATTAGAAAATAAAATCCTTGGATTTACCTTTGGCGAAAGACAAACCGTAGCGATACCCGATACAGGGATATTAGCATGAAACTACCAAAGATATTAATATTTACACCTATATACGAAGAAAAGGATTATTGTTTGGACATGTTTCTTCGTAAAGCACGACAGATAAAATATCCAAACAAAAGACACATATTCATTGATAATTCAAAAGACCTAAAGTATTACACTAAACTCAAAAGAAAACTTCAACCTATGGGTATAGAAGTATTTCATGTTGACCGTGGTAATAACTCTAGGGAATCATTAGCACGTGCACAGAACATGGCACGTAAGAAATTCCTAGAAGGGAAGTATGACTATCTCTTCTCATTGGAATCAGATATCATGATTGAACCAGATACAATAGAAAAACTATTAGTAAAAGGTAAAGACGTTATATCAGCTGTGTATATGATTGGTACAAACGGAGTAAGAATCCCTTGTATCACACTACCAGAATATAACGATACAATCAAAGCTATGGGAACTAGGCTACTTAAGCGAGAAGAAATAAATCGGTATGTCAATAATGGTGTACAACGAGTAGCGGCTGCCGGTATGGGAGCGTGCTTGATGCATCATTCAGTAATCGAAAGGTTTGCATTTAAGTATGACCCAAGATTTGATGGACACAGCGACATTTATTTTTTTAATGATTGTTTTAACAATAGAATACCAGTATTTGTTAATTCAGATATTGTTTTAGAACACGACAACTCAGATTGGGCTGACGTGAGGGACCGCTAATGAAGCCAGGACCAAAACCATTAGACGCTTGTAAAAGGGGCCATTTAAAATCAAAATATGGTTATTATGACCAAAAGGGTATTTACAAGGGTTGCAAAATTTGCAGAAGCGAAGCAAATAAAAAATGGTTTGAAAGAAAATATAAAAATGACCCAGAATGGCAAATTAGAAAACATTTAAGATTAAATTGGGATATGACAATAGCTGAATATGATTTGCTGTTAGAGTCTCAAGATAATAGGTGTGCAATTTGTGGAACTACAGATTTTGGCAACACAAGAGGACACATAGACCACGACCATTCTACAGGAAAAATACGGGGAATACTTTGTTCAAACTGCAACAATGGTCTTGGAAGATTTAAAGATAATATAGAGCATTTAAAAAATGCAATAATATATTTGAAGAAAGACAGATAAAGACAGGTGATACGAAATGGCTAGAGAAGCAGATAAAAATGGAAATAATAATCCGGATTCAGAGAACGAATACGGGTCAGAAATAATGCAAGAAGCAATTCAGTCTCTTGAAAAAGAACTTGAATTACACACTAGGAATCTCAAGAATAACATTGATGGTAAAGAACGATTTACTAAGCAATGGGAAAGAGACCAAAAGATTTGGACTATCATGATTGATAACCACATGAAGTTACCAGAACATATTGCATTCGAGTATGAAACCGTACCTGAGTATTGGGAGTTACGAAAGGAACAACTTATTGAAAAATACGAAGAAGATAAGTTTAAAACTGAATCAAGATTAAAGAAATTTGATATTGATACTGAAGCAATCAACGAGCAAATCAAGAGCGCTACAGATAAATTAAATGAACTTAAAGGTGACGAAGAATGAGTGAGAACGAAACTAAAGTGTCTGAAGAAGACCAAATAAAGAAAGACATTGCAGCAGCGAAAGCATCTATGGTAAGTAAAGAGACCGCAGAACTAATCAAACAAGAAAAGGAAAGTGCTCGAGCCGAAGCTGAAAAGGAGTTTGCCGTCAATCAAAAAGTTAAAGAGCTGGAAGAACAAAACAAAAAGCTTCAAGAAGAGCATCTACAAAAGGAGAAGGAAGCAGCTCAGCGTTTGGAAGATTTCCAAAAAAGACTTGACGAATTAACAACAAGTAAAGCTCCTCTACGTTCAAAAGACCCCTTTGTGAATGAACCTTCTCCAGATGGTGCAATGGATGTAAAGAATTGGGATGACCAAAAAATTAATGATATAGAAAGGGCAAGCGGTAAAGCCTTCTTTGGTGAAGAATTTGACCGACCCTTATAAAGCGAGGAATAAAAATGGATTATAAAAGAGAATTTATCAAAAGGGCTATCGATACCACAAACGGTTTCGGAACTTTTGATTCAGAAGCTACGGCTGTAAACCCTAACATCTGGGATTTTAAATTGCGAGAGTATGAGGAAGAAAACCTTGTTTTAACACCTCAAGCTGAACAATTTGACTTCCGTGGTGCAGGAACAGACTACAAAGTAACAATTGATGAAGTACCATCAGCAGCAGCTGCATTGACTGAAACGATTGATGTACCAATTTCCAGTTTCACAACTAGAAATACTACATTCACTCCAACAGAATACGGTGCATCATACCAGCTATCAAGAAAAGAAGCAGTACGTGCTTTCTTTAATGTAGCAGACAGAATGGTTAAAAAACTAGGCTACTCATTAGCTTTGAAAAAAGATAACCTTGCATACGCAGAATTAGTTGCAGGTGCAGAAAACTCTGTTATTGCAAACAGTAAAACAGCTTTAACTGCATTAGCATCTACGGATACTCTTGGTTACGCTGAAATTACTAAAGCAATTGCTTTAATTGAAGAAGATGTATACACACCAATGGATTTGTTTGTTTCATACAAACAGAAACAAGACTTGCTTAACTTGCAAACTATCAACAACGCTGATAAGTTTGGTTCAAGAGACGCAGTCGCTCGTGGTTTAGTTGGTGAATTATTCGGACTTAACATCTGGGTATCTCACAGTATTACTAAATCAACAGTTGGTGGCTCTAACTATTACGACAAAGCAGTAGTTCTTGGTCGAAGTGGAACTGGCGAACGAGCATTCGGTTACGCAATCAAACGTGACCCTATGATTGAACGTGAATACCACGCAAGAGGTAGGTATTGGGATATTGTAGCACATGAAGAATACGACTTTGCAGTATTACACGGTAAAGCTATTTGTACTATTGCTACTTATAACAGTGCAGTCTAAATTTAGTTGGGGGTAACCCCTTCTTTTTTTCTTTTTATTATACAAAATGGCAAATAATATAATGGGCTTGGAATTAGGAAAGTTTGAAGAACAAACTAGTACTGCTAAGTCCACAGTTCGTGTTATTAATACTGGTAATACAGATACCTCTACAGGTGCATTAAATATAGTTGAATACGAACACCATGAAATACACGCTGGTTCATATTATCGAGCTGGTTTTCAGTTAGACGTACCAAACGGAGGAACTGCTACTTGGGTAATAACAACTTCTAACACCACTAAATGGCTTCATTTTAGACCAGCAGTAGATGTAGAACTAGAAGCAGCAATAGAACTTTTTGAGAATCCTACAAGTGTGACTGGTGGAACAAGTATTACTCCAAGAAACGCTAATAGAAACCTACCAGACGCAAGTACAGCGACTGTTGTTGTTCAACCTTCAGCAGTTGATTTAACAGGAGCTATACAATTAGGTAACCTTGTTGAAGGCAGTGGTAAGAGTTCTGGTGGAAATTCAGCATCACAATTCGAATGGGTATTAAAACAAAATACTACTTATGTATTAAGAGTTACTAATCAAGCACTGGGTGCAGCTAACGAAGTAAATATTAGATGTATGTGGTACGAACACACAAATAAATAGGGATAACTGATGACTAAAAACGACGACATTTTAGAGCATATCATAGATATAAAATCTGATACAGCTGGAATAAGACAACACTTAAAAGACCTTAATAGTAAGGTAGCAACTAACGTACAGAAGATTAACTGTAATCAGAACGAAATAAATACTATGAAACTAACCGTAGCTAAATGGGGCGGTGGCATAGGAGCAATCCTAATCATACTTCAAGTAGCACTTAAATTCATATTTTAAAGGAGGATATAAATGGCATACACAACACCAACATTAGTAGAAGCAGAGCTTAGAGCAGCTTCAGCATTCTCAGCAACGACCCTCCCATCATTATCACAAGTAACAACTTGGATTGAGGAAGAATCAGCAGACATAGATAACGAACTAGGATACACTTTAGCTTCAACTCAGTACGATGCAACTATTGATTATGATGGAGCAGATTATATTTACTTAAAGGTAACACCAGTTATCACAGTTGATACTTTACTTTATAATACTTCCAGTATAGGTAGCACTGATTACTCTACTTCATGGGAAGAGAAAACAGAAGATACTCACTTTTATACTAAGAAAGGAAAAGGAATGATAGCTCCTATCTTTAAGACATGGACTCCTACTCCTAAACCACAAGGAATGAGAATCATTTATACAGCAGGGTATACTACTACACCAGCTATAGTACAAAAATTAGCTACTAAGATGGTAACAGAAAGAGTACTTACTACATTATTGTCACAGAATGTTAATGACAGAAATGATGGTGGAAGTATCTCAGTTGGTAGTATTAATATTGTAGAACCTACTAGTTATGGTGTAGGAACTTACAAACAACTTAAATCAGACATCTCAGACTTATATAGTCGAGTTGTAAAAGACTTTGGAGTTGCACGATACTATGACTACTAAAGAAGAGTTAGTAAAACAGAAACTCAAAACAAAAGTGTTTGATGTTATAGGTAAAAGCGTAACCTTTAAAAGCAGAGATACCCCTACATATGATGATAGAGGAGACTATACTAGTCCTTCCTTTACAGAATCAACAATCACTATAGTACCTTATAATATTATGGAATCAAGGGAGTCCTTTGAAGAATTTGGTACTTTACAAGAAGGTTCAATGGATATAGCTATTCCATATGATATAACAGTCAAAAAGGAAGACCATATTATTATTGAATCAACAGAATACAGCATAGACGAAATCATGCGTAACTATTTACCTGGCAACGTAGTAACGATTGCTAGAATAACAAAAGTACAATAAGTCTTTAGAGACACTATTTACGCTTAGGCACATCACATAGGTGAGATTTTGGTATCAGATAGTACATTAGATACAGATATTTGGACAGATATAAGAACTATTCTTGTAGCTGCAAGCTTATCAACTACTTCAGGTACTTCTATTTCTAGTGCGATAATAACAGCAGCTTATGTAGATAAAGAGCCTAATAAACCACAGGTTGTTATTTATCCTATTTCTACTGATGAAACTAAAGATAAGTTTGGTAGTTATTATGGTAGGAATATGATTAATGCAGATATAGCTTGTGTGGGAACATCATCATTAACAGTAGACCAATTAAGTAACCAAGTAAAGTCAGCACTATCAGAAACAACTATTGATGGGATAGACTTAGTAGGTATTACTTCAGACTACGCATTACAATCACCGGGCAACAATAAATATCATATGAAGACAATGACTTTTTCATACTTGAGGGAGTAAAATGGCTTTATTAATGCAAGCCACGGTCGAGGATAGAAACTTATTCCGTCATATGGCTAAGGTTAAGCAACAGATTGCTGAGGGTGGTCGTGGTACAATATACCAGATGACTGAGGCAGGAAAACAATACGCTAGAACAATAGCACCACACGGTTCAGGAAGAACAGCAAGTTTCATTGAAGCTTGGAAAAGAAAAACCAAAAATGGGTATGAAGGAAGAGTTATTGCAAGAAACCCAGGAAATTCAAATAGGATTGGTGGTGGAAGTTTTAACTTAGTACGATGGATGCATGAGACAGGTGGTATCTTTCAAACAAAGAACACTATAGCTCTTCGGTTAACTAAGGGAAGAAGTGGTGAGGCTGGCACAGCACACATATTCAGTGGAAATCCGCGCTTTATGTATGCAACACATGATTATTTAGAACGAAACAAAGCGAACATAGTAAAGAGCGAATTCAATAAAATTAAAATACAATAAGAGGAATAAAAATGGTAGCAATTTCAAGAAGCAGAACAAAAATTTGGGTAGTACCTGCGAATACAGCAGCTAGTACTCTAGTATCAACGTCTCCTTACAGTTCAACTAATACTCTTGGTTACATTACTGGTGAAATCAAGTCTTATGCTAAAACTGGTGGAGAAAACGACGTAGAATCAGACCCAGTGTTTGGTGGATACGTAGACAAAGAGAAACCACAATCACAATTTGAAGTTAGTCTAGACATTGTACCTAGTGTTGATAAAGACATCTGGGAAGCAATGGTTTATGGCGAAGACTCAAATACAGGAGTATTATCTTCTGCTGTAGCAGCAACTAGTGACCAAGCAATGTACATCGAAGCAATCTCTGGCACTAATGCCAAAGGCTGGGGTTTTAACAACTGTAATGTAACAGTATTAGACCAAGAACATAGTGCTGATGATAACCAAACACAAACACTTAATATGAAATTTAGTCCATCAGACGACAATGGAGTAGCAAACTTTATTTACAACTCCACTGCACGAGATACTTCATTTACTAGTATTAGTGACTTACCTGCTTGGACAGCATTAGATAACAACTAGGGAAACCTAGTGTTTTTATTTTTTAAAGGTGATAGAATGAGAGCGACAACAGATATAGACGAGGGACTTAGAAGTTCTTCATGGACAGGCTTTACTGGTTTTCCAATTAAAGCTAAGGACACTAAAAAGAATCAAATGATACACGACGCATTCAGACAGTTCTGTAAGGAACAAACTGACGATGACTATACTCGTGGACTAGAATACTTGATTGAATATTGGCAAGGAGATATGAAATATGAACTCATGTGGCAAGAAATCAATCAACTTAAAGTAGAACTAGCAAATTTAAAGAAAGTACCAACGAAAGAAGAAGTTAAAGAAGATGAGAACGAGGGGATGTTTTAATGACAATGTTTGATATTTATGTAGAAGAATTTGAGATTGAAGATAGCAAAGGTAATGTTGAGAAGTATAGAATTAAACCATTGACCGGTAAGTATTTACCTAAGATGTATGATATTGTTAGTCGTATGGGTGATGCTGAAAACGTTGATATAAGTATGTTTGATGAAAAAACAGTTAGTATGATTCACGAACTATGTCTGGAAAGCTTTAAGAAATCTTATCCTAATGAACCAGAAGACTTATTGAATGCTTTTGTATCTCAAAATTTAATGGTTATTATGGCAGCTGTATTCAAAGTTAATATGAGAGTTAAGCAAGAAGGTTAAAATGGTTAATTTTTCATTAGATGAATTAGCCCCATCAAAGGATAAACTATCCGAACCAGATACAATACAAATAATACATTACGCCTTTTTTAAAGAAGGGATAGATTTAAATCAATTTAATGAGCTACCGATACCTTATATTTTATCAATAATGGATACACTAGCTTATTTTAAAAAACAAGAAGAAAAAGAAAGCAAAAAGGCAAGAAGATAAAAATGACAGCAAATGATAGACTAGCGGATATAATAGTAAACCTAAAGTTACAAGCACAGGGACAAAAAGAGGCTATTAGAGAGATTACTAGTAGTGTTAATCGATTGAAAGCTAAGTTTGCTGATTTACGTAAAGCCGCTAATCTAGAATTTAAACAAAATGGTATAATGTCTCCAAAGACAATAAAAGCCGTTAAAACAGCACAGCGTGGTTTACTTATACAACAAGGAAAACTTAATGCGGCTAATAAAAGATTACGTGGTTATCAAGATACTTTAACTAGAGCTAAGATTGCTCAAGAAAAACTAGGTAATGCCGCTAAGAAAGGTGTATTACCATTCCAAGGTTGGGCCTTAAGTATTATGTTCTTAGGACAGATGGTTCTTAGAATGTTTCAGCAAATAGCTATGGCTGGATACAAAGTATTCCAAGATGTTATGCATTCTGTTGAAGATACTGTTACAGGATTTGATTTATTAGAAGGCTCAATTAAGTATTTACAATTTGTAATTGGCGATGCGATAGAGCCATTAGCTATTATGTTATTACCACTGATAGAGAGCTTTACTACATGGATAGAAGAGAATGAAGAGCTTGCTAGAAGTTTTATTAAGTGGGGTATAATTATTGGTGGAGTTCTAGCTATAGTTGGTTCATTAGTATTGGGGGCAGTTGGATTATATACTGCCTTCTCTAAGATAGGACAAGCACTAGTTGCCATTTATAATAATCCAGCATTAATGTTGTTACTGGCATTAGGTGCATTAACGTGGAAAGCATTTAAAGAAACACCGGCAGCATGGGAAGGAATTAAAGAAAGTGCTGCAGATATATGGGAATCTTTAAAAGGATTTGGTTCTGCATTAGATAGTTTTATTTCTAATAGTACTTCCTTTGAAAACACATGGGATGCGATTGCGTGGACTATGTTATGGGTAGTTAAAGTACTAGGAAACGGTTTTGGTAATCTAGTTGACTTTATGACTTCTTTGATTAACAAGATAACTATCGCCAGTATAGAACTAAAAACTCTTCAAGATGTTGCGTCTGGCAAAGGCTTCTTTGTTGATAATGCTAAAAAAAGAGCAGAGATAGCTTCACTACAGTCTGAGATAGATGCAGCAAATTTTAGAGTGTCACAACGGGAATTAGAGAAAGACGCTTTACTATCTGGTCCATCTGCTTATAAAGAGTATAGAGAAAAAATTATAGTTGTTCAAGCTCCAAGAGGGCAGTATCCAGGAGAATCCGAATCAGATTATTTAACATCAATTATAGATACAGTGAATAGTTATAGCACTGTGGCGGCTAAATAAAATGGCAATAGTAGAATTAACACACCCATCTGTAAATGGTGGTTCAGCGGTTAGAGTATTATGTGATGCTATATTAATATCAGGTAGTAGAACACTAAATAAAACTCCTTATATTAATGGTGGATTAGTCGATGTACAACCAGTTACATATAATGTTCCTAGTATTGGATTACAAAATATACACTTTACTGGACAATCTGGTACTTTGCTTATAAGTGATATAGACACATTATATACAAGTAAGGTAGCTGCCATACTTAATATTAAGTATGGAACTAATACTGACTTATCTGTATCAGGAGTTACTGATATTAATTGTTTCGTTGAGAATTTCTCTACAAACTTAAGTACATCAACAACTAAAGAGGCATATCAGCCGTCTGGAAATTTAACCTTGGTGCAAACAGAATGAGTTATGTTACTTGGAGGATAGACCATACCGCATATAATAATGGTGCATACGATGGCGTAACAACTACGTTAGATAAAGCCTTTGCTCCAGTTATACGTGTTGGTCTTGGTGACATAAAAGATACCTTTTCATTTAGTATTACTAATAAAGATGGTGAGTATTCCAACTTTTTTCAACCAATGGATAGGATTTTAATATATAGAGTAGTTAACTCTGATACTATTAATACGTCAACTGATTTACTTATATCAGGTAGAATAAATAAATACCCAGTATCATTACAAGAAAATGGGCGTATAATAAAAGTATCGGGATATAACTTTAGTGAATCAACAATGAATGCGTTAGTATTTACTGACCCAAGCACTGCTGGTAAAACTATTGATGTAGCTATAAAGGAGGCATTAGAAAGTGTTAAATCGTTTAATCCTAATTTTTCGGTTACTTGGGATGATAATAATCCAACTGAAAAATCTAATGGTGACCCGTTTCCGGTAGTATCAGAACGATTTTTTTATAAACCACTAAGGTCGTTATTAGAAAAATATAGTTCAAATGTTTATACTACAGATGGAACATATTTATGGTATGTTACTAAGGATAACAAACTAGTATGGAGACGAAAGGACAGTATAGTTGATTATAAAATTAATACTAGTGAAGATATATTTAATAGCATAGATGAAAAAAGAGATACTAATGGAGTAGTTAATTTTGTGGTAGTTCGTGGTGGAACTGACCCAAAGAATAGACAATTACAAACAAGAGTTACTGACCCAATATCAATGGCTAGATATGGTCTTAAATATAAGTTTTTAGTTGATGAAAATAAATATTCAAAAGATATTAATGATAAAGATATGGCGTTAGCTGGAGATTCTGAAGGATTATATGGAAGACTTCCAGGCAATATACCTGGATTCAGTTATGGTTCATTTATAACTAGTTGGGGGTCAACTCCAACAAGTGATGATGATTATGTTGATTTATTTAGAACTCATGTAAAAGATTATTTAAAGTTAATGGGTTCAGCTTATATAGAGCTAAGAAGATTTGGAAAATTTGGTATGGATTTAACTGTTCCAGTTGGAATGTATGGTTGGAATATAGGAGACGTTATTGAATACAAAAAAGTAACAAATGGATTTACAAGTACCAAGGCTTTACGAATAATGGAAGTACAGTATGGTACAAAACAAGATTTATATACATTAGAAGAAGATATAGGTACATTAAAATGACGATACAAGATGATTTTTTAAAAAATATAGCAGACGGTTTATCCTCTGGTAGTATTAAAATTCCAGCATATTTAGCTTACTCAACATCAACAGCTGTACCTTTGTTATCAGATACTACTTTAGTCGGTGAAGTTGGTGATAGAACCGCATTTGAAGTTGAGAGTCCACCAGATGTTTTTTCAAAGACTTGGTCTACTATTAATAGTGGAGCAACTGTGCCAACAGCAGGAATAGAGTATGGTTCTGTAGCTGTTATGACTAAATTAGAATCAACGGATGCTGATAATTTAATGTGTTCAGCAATTACTGTACCTACAATTACACATACTACTTCATTTGATATAGAATCAACAATAACATATACAGTTGGAAGGTTATAATGTCTAATAATCCTATTGATGAGTTTGCAAAAATTATTGCTGGATTAGAAACACAGCAAGCAAATCTAAGTGAAAACTTAGAGGGAGATAGTGAGAACTCGTTACTAGGATGGTACCAAACAGAAGGATTTGGATTATCTGGTACTATAAAGATTATCAGACGAAACTTAGCTAGTACGTCATTTGTATTAGACCATCCAGTATATGGAGAAATAGATAGTGATACATTAGCTATTGATGGTGGATACGCTACCTCATTGATAGGATTTAGTATGCCTATTACAATGCCAATTACATTTTCAGGAACAACAGCAACATCATTATTATATGAAGATAACTTTTAAGAGGGATTATTATGGCACTTAAGAATTGGGACGATAGTTCCTACACAGACGGAGACATTATACCTAACAGCCAGTGGGTTGCACACGTAGATGACCAAAAAGCACGAATAGAGAAATCTAAATTTACATCAGCAGCGTCATTATTAACAAGCACTGGAGCGTCAGGAGTTACGGAACTAGCAGTAGGTACAGCAGGTAAGATACTAGCTGTTGGCACAGGGGCTACTACTCTAGAATGGATAACAGCACCATTGACTAACGCAACTCATACAGGAGATGTAACAGGCTCAGAAGAGCTTACTATCGCAGACGGTGCAGTAGATATAGGCATGATGAGTGCCTCAGGAACAGCAGATAGTACTACGTATTTACGTGGGGATAATACTTGGGCTACCCCAGAAGGTGGTTCAGGAGATGTAGCTACAGACACTATTTGGGATGCAGCAGGAGACCTAGCTATTGGTACTGGTGCAGACACCGCAGCTAAACTTAGTATAGGTGCTAATGGTTATGTATTAACTAGTAATGGAACTACAGCAACATGGGCAGCGGCAGGAGGCGGTGGAGCTGGTAATACTATATTGACATTCGCTATGGATGGTGCATTAAGTACTGGCACCAAGACTTTTTACATAATACCTGATGAACTTAATGGACTTGATATTAAAGAAGTACGTTTAGCTTGTTTAGGATTACCTACAGGAGCTAATGTTACTGTAGACGTCACAAAGAATGGAACAGCCACAACTGATAGTGTATTCACAAGTGATGTACCGATAGCTATGAGTACAGCAGAATCAGCTACTAATGGTTTATACCAATCAGCTACTGGAACTGTTTCAAGAGTGGGCACACCGGGAACTACATTAGACGCAGCAAGAGATACAATAGCTACTGATGATGTATTATATGTCATAGTAAGACAAGTAGGAAGTACATTAACAGGAAGCGATATGAGAGTACAAATAACATTCGGATAAGATGGCTAAAGACTTAGAGACAGGAAGAATATTCAAAGCAGATTTAGTAAATGTTACTGATTACTATGGTATGACTATTACAGCTACTGGTACATCTTTAACTACAGACCCGCTTAATCGTAATAGAGCTAGGACTGTTTCTTCAACAAACTACATTAATGGTACAAAAGACTTTTCTGGTCTTGAAGATACTGGTGGAACGTTTGCTATAAAAGTAAAATATACATCAACACCAAATGCAACATGTGCATTATCTATTGGAAACAATGTAACAGCGTCAGATAGAGTTATTCTTATAGGAACAACGTCAGGTGCTTTAAGTTGTCAGTCTTACGAATATCCTGATTTGGGTGGTGGAAATAATGCAGTTACCTCTTCCATAACACCAACATTGAATAAATGGTATAGTTTAATGATGACATTTAATTCCAGTGGACATATAACAGGATTTTATATTGATAATGTTTACATAGGAGCTTCTTCAACATATACAAACGACTTTCCAGATATTAATGGTTTGTCTATAGGTTATATGACATGGAGAAATGCAATAACAAATCCAATGACAGGAGTAGTTGCAGACGTAGACATTTGGGAAAGGGAACTTAGTGAAGAAGAACGTAATCAATACTATGCGGATATTGATAATAATTATCAAGGTTTATTTGAGAACTGTGTCCTTTACTTAGATATGAACGGTGATGCTAAAGATGTTACTAATAACAATAATGATGGTACAGTTACTGGTGCTACTTTGACTACTGATAGATTTGGTAATGCTAATAGAGCTTATAGTTTTGATGGAACTAACGATTATATACAATCATCTAGTACTGCTGTTTTTGGTACTACGTCAATGTTATGTTTCTGGATGAAATCTACAAACGACACAGACAATCAAGCATACGCAGGAGTAAATCTTGCAGGAAGTGGAACAAACTACAAGATGCTATATTTATTTCCAACGACACCAGCATTTCGTATGGGTAATGGAGTTACAGACCCTGTGTTCTCTAGCGTTTATGGTGCGTTAGATGGAAATTGGCATTTTATTTGCGTTTCAGATAATGGTACTCAGTATAGACTATTTGTTGATGGTGTTTTTAAAGAAGCAGAAACAAGCAATAATTTAAGTAATACAAACACATTTATGATTGGTCGTTTAGGTAGCGGTTTTTACTACGATGGAGATATGGGAGAAGTTTTCCTTTTTAATGGAAGAATTCCATCAGCAGACGAAGTCAAACAACTTTATGATTTAACAAAAACAAAATACATATATCCTTTCCCTAAGGAAATTTCGGAGTGATTATTATGAAACAAGGAAGACATCCAAGAAGAGAGTATATTTGTGATGCAGAAGAAGCAAGAACAAACTATCCACAAGAGGTTTCAGAATGAATCAATTAATAAAATCATTACCTGGATTAGTAGCTTGGTGGCCTCACACTGAAGGCACTGGGACTACGTTGAATGATTATATGGGAAATCAGAACGGTACTATTACTGGATTCACTTGGTCTAAAACTACTGATGGTGGGTATTCAATAAATGGTAACGGTTCTGGAGATATTGTAGAATTAGGAACTGATACTTGGACAACTCATAATACAGGGACTTTCATGTGTTGGATTAAATTAAACACCGCAGGAATGGGTACCTCAAGAGAAATATTTTATAGTGGTTCTAAAACAAACGCTACTGCTGTTTTTGCTTTTAGGGTTCACACAACTAATAAATTATATAAGGTTTTCAGGACAGGGACAGCTACGTTGTTAGGTGGGAATACTGCAAACACTGCTTTAACTGCCGAAGTATGGTATCATGTAGCAATGACGTGTGATGGCACAACTACAAAAATATATCTGAATGGGGTTGATGATGGATTCACACTTGATTTTGGAACAACAACATCAGCAAGATGGTTGAACGACCTTGTCGTTTCTGGTATAGTACACAGTATTGGTGGGGCATATAACGGCTCAACATCACCAGTGAATAGTATGTATGGAGAGATGGCGGATTCATTTTATAGTACATCAGTTTTAACACAACAAGAAATAGCTCAAATTTATAGAAAAACATACAGGAGTTGATATTAATGACAGCACAAACAGAATTTCAAGCATTTTTAGACGCACAGGCAGAAGTAGGATATGTATTAGGAGATATCACAGGTACAGCAGACGGAGATATGTTGAGATACACAGAACTCAAGATTGCAGTATCACAAGAAGCAAGTAAGATTAAAGCTTTTAATGAAGCTAAAGCTATTGCTTTCCAAGAACTATCATTACAACATAACGATGAAATGGTAGCATTAGGACAGTTATGGCAAACAAAAGAAGATAACGATTACGAATTATAGAGGTAGATAAGTATGAAACTAGCTAAATTTACAAGTGGAGTTAATACTAGCTTTAGTGATGAACTTAACGGTAATCAAGAGGCTAGTCTTATCACTGCTCACCAAAATAGAATAGATACTCTTAGAAGTATCACTGAAAGAACACCAAGTGATTTACAAGAATATATGCAACGAGATGTATTTACCGTAGCTACTGGTAAGAACTTACTCGCAGATACTACTAATACAACAGCAGAATTCGATACGGACCATTATAAACCAACAACTACTGACCTTACACAAAATAGAACAGATAGTTATGGTGCTACTACTACTAGTAGTAGTCCAAATAGTATAACATGTACAGCAAATAAGGACGATATTTATATTACATCACACACTTTTTATACTGCACAAACTGGTAATGTACCTGTTTACGATGTTAGTATTGTTCAAGGTGGGTCAACTTTAGCAACTACACGAGTAACATGTGGAACAGGTAATTTTACGGCTACTTTTACTAAAGGAGACTATAGTTCATTAATTCAAACAGGTACTTTTACGATTCAATTAACGATGTATACTGGAGCTGATGATTCTATTAGACCAACAAATCCATTCACTGCAACTACAGGTGGGCTATTGTTTGATATAACCTCACAATATGGGACTGGAAAATCTGATGGAACTTACGCAATTAATGCTGTTCAAGATACTCAATATGATGATGCATTTGTACAAACAGAAGAACTAACATCAAGCGGAGATAATATAACAGATATCTTTATGACAGCACAGTACACAGTCGATACAACTGATTTAACTTATGATGCAAGTGTAGATGGTGGAAGTACTTATACAACAGGACTGAGTTATAATACTATCAACTCAATAACATCAACAGCGGGAAACCAATTAATATTAAAACATAATATTCCTGGTGAAGCTGGTGCCAAGTTGTACGGTTACAGTTATGTAATTGGTAGGTAGTTTATAAATAAAAACCGAAAAGTTTATATACTAGTTTAACTACTATATATACAGAGGGAATACAGAGGAAATAAAATGGATATACAAACTATAGTAACAATAATTACAGCTGTGGTTGCTGGTTCAAGTGTAATACTTAAAGTAGTAGCCCCTCTGACTGAAAATAAGATTGATGACAGAATACAAGAAATGTTCGTTAAAATTCTAAAAGTCCTTAGTATAGACTCAAACTATGATAAGGATAAAGTTAAGCTTAAGTAATTAAGCTATTTTTTATACAGCATAGGGTTACCTATGCGGAGATGATAGATATGGAAAAACAAAATAAGCCTTCAATGGCTAAGAAGATTGGAGCACTAGTACTTACTGGTGTAATAGGAATCGGTGCTGGTATGGGAGGCATGATGCTTTTCGCTCCTGAGCCCGTGGATGTAGCAGCTTTAGAAGCAGTAGCTTTTCAAGCAGGTGCAGATAGCGTGGTTATCCCAGAACCTACAGTAGTAACTGAAACAGTAGAAGTAGTAAAAGAAGTAGAAGTTCCAGTAGTGGATTCCTTTATTGTGGATTCTCTTACAGAAAGAGGATTTATTGATTCAGATGAAGATATTACTGAAATCTTTATGGCACAAGACGCTGCTTTAGCATTAGCTGTTGCAGAAATCGAAAGTGAATTCGATAAGGTTCTTGAAGATGAAGATTTAGTAGCAGATGACCGAGACGCAGAACTTGTAAAAGTTTATGCTGATTGGGATGATGTAACTACTTTAGATTCTGACTTTGACAATGATGAGTATGAATACAAAATCAAAGTTAAAGTAGAAGACACAGAAGAAGATACTAAGTTTAAAGTATACTTTACTGTATCAGTTGAAGACGGCGAAGCTGAAATCACTGATGTAGAAATGGCTTAAATAAAGTAAGGGAGAAATCCCTTTCTTTTTTATTTTTAATATGAGGTGGTAATATGCCAGATATGAATGGACAAGGTCCAAGAAATAGAAGCCCTAAACCAAAGGGAAGAAAAATGGGTAATAAAAAAGGTAACTGTTAGTTACCAATTCTAATCACTACCGTCTAACAAATCTAAATATAATTGTTTAGTATCCTTCTTATAAAAAGATAACTCATTATCACTTATACCACATTTGTATATTATATAATCTGATGCGTATTTCTTACACATGTATATTTGATGTCCAACGGCATCAGTTGCGTCTTTGTACTTTTCACTGTCGTCTCTTGCTTCTTGTGCTATTTTTATCATATCTTCTCTTGTAAATACATCATCTATTGTCATAATATCCCCTCTAATAATGGTCTCCTATAATAAAAGGTACTTGTTGTGTTTTATATTTTCGAGCTAATTCTGGAAATATCTTTCCATCACTGTCTTCTGATTTATCATACCAACCGTCTTTCCAAACTTCTTTCCCCGTAGTATCATAAACTGGTTTGATTAACTCTTTACCATCATGTACCATTAATACTTCGAAGTCATCAAAGGACTGTTTCCTTAATGAATCAAGTAATCTATTAATATCTTTCTTCCCATTACTCGCTTGATAATAAGCTACAATTATTGAAAACTTCATCTAGTCACCCCATATTAATCCAACACATCTTTCAAAAGACCAAGGAGAACGATTCTCTTCTGACATAAGTATATCATACATCTTTTGATAGAATTCTTTTGGATACTTCCTAATCCTTTCTGCTGATACACTAAAGATACACCCTGGCTTGAATAATATTGGCCCTGATACTTTTAAGTTATTCTGTTCTAAGAACCACTGTACATTACAGTTATCATGAGGTGCTCCAGTTAATGAAGAGGTAAGTGTCTCATCCCCATGCCAGATAAACGATTCTGAGCCACTAGGAAGCTCTGTGAGAAGACTTCTGCAGTGGTCGCTATACTTTCCTTGGCTAAACGTATAAACGCCTGAGAGAGCCTCATAATGCCTTAGAATGTACCATAGGTAAGAAGAGGGTTCTCTACCCTTGTTTGGTAAATGAACATCTTTCTGGATTATTGTACACTTTAATTCTTTAGACCATGAAATATCTTCATTATATCTAGCTATAATAAATCTAGTATCCTGCATTATAATCCTTCCCACTTAAGTGTTCTACATAAAAGTCTTCTGTCTTTACACAAATACTATGTGGAGCCATAAAGATATCAAACCCTGCTGGATTCTCTGGCCTTATATTCTTGAAATTAATCTCATTAAATAGTTTAGTTGTTGTGAGATAACATCCACTGTATGCTTTTACTTTATTATTGATTATTCCTTTATCACTTGAATTAATAATAACAAATTCTTTATCTAGCATACTAACTAACTTTCCTCTAGACTTACTTCGTTCAGTACCAACTTCTTCTAATCTATGAGGTACTGCGTAGAATGGATAGTCTAATAATGGTAGTTCTTTGTAGATAAATACGTGGTCACTATCAGTATAAAGTACATACTCTTCTTTAATACTATTCTGAGAATAAGTTACTAAAGAATATATTAAATCCTTTGGTGCACAGATTAACTGAATTACATCATTAGTAAACTCTTTAGCCTTCATTGTATCCTCAATAGTACAAGTAAACACAGTAACGTTACTGAATTTACTAACACTATTTAAGGTTTTCTCTAAATGTAGTTCACGATTATCTTGGTAAGAGGCTCGTCTAAAGCCTTGATTACCTGAATAAAATGGTATTATTGTTCTAATCATCTAACAACCTCTCCCATATCTTATATGCATCTTTTAGTTTCTTCCAATATCCGTGGGTTGGTTTTATCTCTTCATATACCATATGAGAAAAGAACTGTTGACCAAAGATGTCTTCTCCTTCTTCTTTTTTAAGGTTACTCCATGGATTACTAGCTCTTGTATGAACTACCATAGGGTCACCAGTGTATACAGCTTTGTCTTCCTCGTCTGCTTTCTGTTTAGAATAATAACCAGTCCAGATATCACCACACCTATCTACAGGAGCACCGTTATGCTTACCTTGAATAGGAAAGTACATATACTTAGTAAAGTCTGTCTTCCAAGCTAGGTTCATACCACACATTGAATAAAATGCTTCATAAGGAACAAATCCTTTATAGAATGCTGACTCATCTACTCTTAGTTGTCCATTGAATTCTATCTGTGTCTTAGCATCAAGGTCTGGTACATTAACCCAACAACCATGAGATATGACACATTCTCTAGGTTCAGAAAGTAGTTTACCACGTGGTAAGATACAATTCATTGTACTAAAGTAATACCCTTCTTGGGTTACTGGTGTAAATAAGTTATTATAGAACTGTTGTATGTGTCCTTTGTTAAGTGGTTTAGTATCATCATCAAGTGTTACTATGAATAAAGCTTTGTTCTTGTAAGCTTTATAATAACCGTAGTTACGCACACAATCAGTCTTCCTAGGTATAATCCAAGAATCTTCTTTAAGGTCCATGTCTATATCTGTATGGTCATATATCTCGTATGTATACCCTGTTTTAGATTCCATTAATGATACTAACTCTTTCTCTGCTCTGTCCTCAATAATAATCAAGTGACAACCTTGAAACTCTTCATTCCAATCATCAAGAAAGCCAGAGAAAAACTCTGGACTCCTGATAGTTGGTACTACTATATTTGGTATTCCTTCTCCTACCATATCTTAGACACCTCTACAGTTATTAAACTAGTGAATGCTGCGATAGTTCCTAATATTGGGTTACCATTAAAGGCAATAACAACACAAAGAATAAAGGTAATAAGTTTACCTATATCTAAAGTTATCTTCCTAACCATCTTAAGTTCTCCTCTTTAAGTGACCAATTAACAATAGCTTGTATTGATTCATCTAGTTTGCGAGGGGGCTCCCAACCAAGCTTAGCTAACTTCTCACCACTAAGAGCATAACGTAAGTCATGTCCCGGTCTACTACTATGGAAATCTACCATCTCATACTTAAGCTCTAAGTCTTTTCCTGTAGCTTTGGAGACAGCTTTAGCAATCCTTTTAGCAAAGCCTAAGTTATCTACTTCCTCTTCACCAACAATGTGAAACTTGCCAAGGCTTGAATCCGTACAGTTAAGTGTTTCTGTGGTGTTCTGTAAGATAAACATCATAGCACTAGCAATATTCCTTGCGTGGATATAGTGTCTTTTACCTGCTTCTGTTTTCTCTTTATTACTGTGAATAGGTAATACTTTACCATCAAGTACATAATTGATTACCTTTGGGAAGAACTTCTCTGGGTCTTGTCTTTCTCCTAAGATGTTCATGCTGTTAGTAATAACAATAGGTACTTTGTAGGTATTACTATATGCATAACATAAGCATTCAGCAGCTGCTTTACTTGCTGAGTAAGGATTACCCGGATTGTATCTATCTCCTTCTTTGTAGTCAACTCCCTCTGGTGCTGTACCATATACTTCATCTGTACTTAAGTACAAGAATCTTTCTACAGGATGCTTACGTGCATACTCTAGCATTGTTAACGTACTATTTACATTATTCTTTACAAAGGGTACAGGGTCAGTGATACTATTATCAACGTGACTACCTGCTGCTACGTGCAAGATATAATCAAACTTACCTAACTCTGAAGCTAGTCCTTCTCCAATCTCCATGTTAAGGTCATGTTGAAAGTGCTGTACTCTGTTATTATCATAAGCTTTTATATCTCTTAGTTTATCATAACCATGAATGTTAGGATTACTAAGTCTATCCAGTGTTACTATATTCCAATCTGTATTCTTTAGCATGTGCTCAATCCAATGATGAGCGACGAAACCATTCCCGCCTGTTATTAATACTCGTTTCATATCTATCTACCTCGTACCATCTCTACTAATGTTTTTATGTCTGCCTTTGTCAAAAATCCAAGTGTCTTTCCACACTCTACTAATTCTATATCGCCTGTCGAACAAGATATAAAGTTCATTTATCTACACCATAATATTTCTTTGCTAACTTACCGTATTTTTCTATCATAAGCTTTATTATGTAAATAATGTTCGTCTTCTTTGTCGATTATAATTTTTTCATTGTCTATAAAAATAGTCTTACTTTGCATCATAATAATTATCTCCGTTATTTACATCCGCTATTATTGGAATACAAAACTCTACTGCTGTTTCCATAGCGTGTTTTATTAATTGACTTGCATCAGTAGTATACTCTTTTTTAACTTCTACAACAATTTCATCGTGAACACAGGCAATAGTTCGTAAGCCCCATTCGGGATGTTCTTTTCCAAGTTGTCTCACCTTTATCATTGCCATTCTAATCATATCTGCACTGAATCCTTGAATCAAGAAGTTAAAAGACTGTCTGTATGCACCATTAGGATAGTATCCCATACAGTTCTTTTGAAATCTTCTTCTACGACCAGTCATTGTAGTTACATAGCCGTGGCTCCGTACCATTGCATGACATCTATCGATGCTTTCCTTAACACCCGGCAAGGCTGCGAAATACTTATCGAGTATCTTTTGTGCTTCCTCTTCTGGGATGTTAAAATCTTTAGAGAATCCAAAGGCTCCCTTTCCATAAGCCATTCCGAAATTAATGATTTTGGCTTGTGTTCTTTCAGTTTTGTATCTATTCTTGTATTCATCATGTAGGGGACTCCCTTCGTATAAAGCTTCTTCTGGTATTCCAAGGTCAAAGAAGTCATTAGCCGTGCTTAAATGCATATCTTTTCCTTTGTTAAATGTATCTATAAGTACCGCTTCCTTTGTTATCTCTGTAAGCACTCTTAACTCTTGTCCTGAGTAATCACAAGTAATCATTGTCTTCCCTTCCGGTACAATAAACACACTTCTAGTATCATATGGGTCTTTATCAGGTCTAGGTAGTTGTTGTAGATTAGGAGAATTACAATTATGCACACATATTTCATTAGCAAAGAAATTATGAGTATCATACATATCACCTTCTATTTCTAAATCATACACTTGTCTTAACCCAACTTTTTCTCTACCTACAAAATAGTGATTAGTTTTCTCATATAACTTCTTTATTTCTTTTAAGTCTATGTTGTTTCTTTTCATTTCACGTTTTATAGTCTCAAAGTCATGGTGTTCCTCTTGTATAATGTATTTTATCATACCTTTATGTTTATGAGCCAACCCTAGACAGTATTCATAAGACCATTCAGTTATGTCTTTGTTATAATTAATAACACCTAATTTTCTCATGTTAGCTAATACCTTCTGTGCTTTTAGTTGAGATTCAGGATTAAACCCGGTCTTATATGCATGTAGCCTAGTGTGTTCTGTTGATGTCATTACAACTAAGTTCTCAAGTGCATCATTTAATTTATTTTCATCCTTATGATGTATGTGACTTCCTTGCTGTATATTAGGAGCACCCATAATATATCTTATATTCTTAACTTTTTTCATACCAGGATAATAAATGTAAGCATAGTCGTTTAATTGGAAATGTAATGAGTACGCTCTTTTATACTTAGATATATCGTCCCCCATTCTTCTTCTATAACCTATTTCACTTTTACTAGTTAATCCTACTTTATCTGCTCTAGTCCATTTACCATCTAATGTTTTAATTTTATGGTCTGGAGTACAAATTAATTCACCATCAAACTTATTAGATAGTGAATACCATTTAAGTTTTATACATTCTTGAATACCATTATTAATTAATCTTTTGACTTTTCTAGTTACTAAGCTTCCATACCTATCAGAAGAATAAACTAAATCACCTTCTTTGACATCTTCTATGTTTATACCTTCTGGATATTTACTAAAATCTCTTAGTACTTGTATTTTAGTTCCTTCAGCAATACAACTAAGTCTACCTGTAGCAGTACCTGTATCCATAAAGCTGGGTCTGACCCTATCATCATCGTCAATATTTTGTAGGATTTGTGCGTCGTCACTAAAGTAGCTACTAAGTAACTTCTGTGCACGCTTATATTCGGATAACACTTCGATGATAGGATGCAGCCCTTTTAGGTTTTCCATAGTCTTAGAACCCACGCTTGGTTTACCTGAAGGTGTTTTTTCTAGTATTGGTAATTTATATTTTTCGAATAATAACTCACATAATTGTTTTGAACTATTAAAGTTCATATCTTGTCCATCATTGTATTCAAGTAGCTTAGCGTATAATACTTTTAAGTCTTCTTCTATAACTTTACCAACGACTTTTATCTTTTCTTTATCTACTAGCATACCATTGATAGCCATATCAAGTAATACCCACTGAAATGGCATTTCTATATCTTTCATTAACTTAACTAGGTTCTGTTCTATCAAGATAGGTTTCTGGTATTGCATCAATTCATAAGTCCATATAGCGTCATTACAAGCATAAGAGAAGAACTCTTTTGATTTGTGGTCTTCTATCTCTTTCCACTTAGTTGTGTTCTTGCCAAGTAATAACTCTGCTAGGAATTTCAAACCATGCCTACGATTTTCATCAATAAGATGGTCAGCAATCATTGTATCATATAGTTGTACTCTATCTTGTATAGATATACTTTTCTTGTGTAATACTTTAAGGTCGAATACTATATTATGACCTATAAGTATAACAGCATTATCAAACACTTCTTGTAGATATTCTATAATATATTCTTTGTCTGGGTTATCTATGAAGTTTATATAACAAGATAAGTTACCATCACAGAATGATATTCCTTCTATATCTAGTTCTCTATACTTTAATGAAGTAGTCTCTGTATCAAAAGCAAATACTTCTGTATTAAAATACTTAAAGAACTTCTTACAGTCTTCCAGTGTTTGTATTATATATCTTTTCATTTTAGTTTGCTCATAACTATTCTTTCTAATTCGCTCATATCTACTTCTTTTGGATTAATACTTAGATGGTCTATTACGGCTTGTGTTTCATTATAGACAGGATTTATTACTAATGTATCGCCATCCATATAGTAATACCTATCATCAATAATATGAGAATACATGATAGAAAGGTTTGATACCTTATCATACACGTTCATCTCGAATCCCCTGAACCCTTGAGTACTCCTCGTTCTTTCCTGTCTGACAATTTAGCAATGTTCTTTGTTGCAATATCGTCAAGGGAAAAACCAAGTTGCAATGAAAGTACTGCCACGTACCACAAAACATCCCCAAGTTCTTTTGCGATTCCTTCTTTAAACTGTTCTTCGTCAATGTCATCACCACGTAAGAATTTCTTGTATTTTTCTGCTATCTCTCCAGACTCACCAAGAATTCCAAAGGTTAAACGTAACTCATCTAAGAAAACATCGGGGGAACTAATAAAAGTACTCTCCGCTTTCGTTTGGTACTGATTTAAAGTCAATTCTTGTTTCATGCTGCATCGCCCTCTTCTCACTAAATGCTGTTCGTTCTTTCCATTCTTCTTTCTTTCCTAGATTCCAGCCTTTTACAGGTCTACAATAACCTACTACTCGTGAGTAAACCTCACACTCTTTTCCACATTTCATTCTTCAACCTCTATATAAGGAAAACTCATCACTCTTAGTTTCCTTAATTTATTTAATGCTTCGTCATCTTTAGTAACATCTATGTAACGAAACTTCTCTCCATTATCATCTGCTTTCTTCATAGCGTCCTTGCAATGAGGACAATTAGGTATTCCATATATTATTTTCATCCTATCACCTATATAGTTTTCCAGGTTTATAAATCTTTCCATTTTCTATATGATGAAACTGGAAATCGTGTCCTTTTCCTTTGTCTACTTCAAATGTAGTGAAGCCTGATTGCCAATTAGCTGTACCAGTATCTTGACAAAGTTTACCACCTTCTACTCCAACAAGAGTACCATTAGGTGTTGTTTGGTAGATAACAGCCCCACGATGCACGTGTCCCATAACTACATTATTCAGCATAGTCTTTACTGTGTTAGTAACTGAATACCCAGCGTTCTTTGAAGCACTTGCACCGTCGAGCCTATTATCTCCGTGCATAATCATAGTATCTCCAATCTTAAGTCTATTCTGTTTCTTCCAATAATCTCCTTCTGCTCTTACCATCTTGATATCTCTTTGGTCTAGATAAAGTAAGTTCTTTATATCAACAGCGTCAAGACCATAAAATGCAGGGTTCTTCCAGATAAAAGACTGTAGTCTATACTCATGGTTACCTTCCAAGAAATACTTCTTAGCATTTTTAGGAACACCGTCAAGTAGATAATCAATACAATAGTTAGCTGATTGTAATTCAGTAACCATGTTCTCTTTTCTAGCAGGACTTTTATCATAGTGTGAGATAGCATAAAAGTCTATAATATCTCCGTTGAATACAAATATTTCTGGTTTGTAGTCTTTTGCGAACTTTCTCGTAACTTCTAAATTCTTTTTGTCATGAAACGGAGCATGAATATCTCCTACTACCATCACTCTTGTCATATCTTTCTCCTCGTACAGTTTTTTAACATCGTCTTCTAAACCCATTACATCACCACTTAATTAGTAGGGGTTGTATGGCTTATAAGTGTTTCTTTTCCTAATTCATAAAGTAAATTATTTAAATATGTTTCTGTTATTGTGTATTCTTTATTCCAATGATATCTAACTTTGTTTGCTATGTCTTGTCTACGTAGCTTTCTACCACCACTATAACGATACCACTCTGTTAAGTAATCAATAAATCCTTCTTTGTCTTCTTTGTATTTTTCTTTCAGTGTGTGTATAAGCATGAATAATGCTCGCTCTCTACCATCATCTACTTCTTTAAATTCATGTGTGGCTAATATATACTTAAATCCCGGGTGGTCTGTAATATCTGATAATAATGTGCTTGTTTTTCTACGCATTAATGTTCTAACTTCATATACATAATCATTCCATATAGCTTCGCATAGGTCTGCCTTAGCAGGGTAATTAGGATTAGTAGATATTGGTGTTTTTCTTCTTCCAGTATTCTCATGAATACCATATTCTAGTCTTATTAAATGATTACCAGAGGCTAGCCTAAAATCTGGTTTATAAAGAGTTCCCCTTAGTTCATGCGTACCAAAATATTTCATAGTAACCCTTTTTAAAACTTCCATTCTCTTAGCTTCTTTAGGCTCTATAAAAAAATGAATATGCGTACTTTTATTACCTGACTTCCATTTAGACCAAGCAATATTAAAAGAACTCATCTTCTGTGTAGTTAAGTCTGCTAGTTCTCTGTTTAATGCTTCGTCTTTCTCATCAAACTCTATAACTACTTCATTATCTAAGATAGTTCTATGATTATATTCTCGTTTAGGATTATAGTCTTCAGATAAATATACTGTTCTATGCCACGAATCTGAGAAATTAATATGACTAACTAAGCCTATCTCTTCATCTAATTCATAAAGTTTATTCAATATCTTTATCTGATTATTCATTCTAAAACCTTTCTTCTTGTCTTTTATCTTCTTTGTACAACATCAAACAGTGATAACATATTGACGTTTTATAATCTCTTTGATTTTCATATTCTTTTCCACAAACCATACACGTGCACTTCATTCTAACCCCAACTCCTTAATTATATCATAATATTCTTTGTCTACTACAACAGCACCTGCATATTCTGCTGTGAGATGTTTTTTAAGTACTTCTTTCACACGTTGTTTATCAATCATATCTTTTACTTCTGTTTCTTCTTTTGTAATAATAGATTCTCCATCTCTATAATACCCTTTTGAAACACCTACTGTTATTATGTGTACTTGCTTTTGTGTTTTCTTATTAACAGTTATTTTCATTTATACCACCCTGAATATTCTGTATCATAATCAAAACATAATTCTACTTTGTAGTTGTTTTGGAAACGTATTGGGTTATTAAGATTAGCAAGTCTTCGTTCTGCTTGTAGTGATGTCTCAATGAACACAACATCATTAATGTCATCTCCTCGAACCCAACCTAAGTTCCAATGTCTGTATGGTTGTGCGTTAACACCATAGAATAATACTATATTATTTCGTAATCTCCATGTATCGCCGGGAAAATAAACTTCTAAAGCTGACATCAAACAGTGAAAGAAGAATGAACCTATCGCATCACAGTCTCCTACTAGGTTGGTTTCATGTGTATATTCATACATTAATTCTTTAGCCGATTCTATGTACTCTGTCTTACCAAACTTATCTTTGTCAAGTTTATATTTAACATTAACTCTACTTGGAAATCTTTCTAAGAAATTATATACTAATTCATCAGCATTCTTATATACTACTGAACTACCAACAACTTTATGGAATACTTTTAAGTATTCTGCTTTAGTTTCATCATCAATCTCCAAAAACTCATGCCATGCCTTAGTTTGAAAAGCACCGTCTTGTAGTGCACCATAGTACTGTTTCTTTGTTCTGATATTTAATCCTTCTTCTTTAAACTGTTTAAGTGAGTGATGAGGTACTATTTTTTCGTATAATACCTCATTATCATTTTCAAAACTAAATAAAACACTATCATAATCTTTACATATTTTAGTGTGTTCCTCTTTAGTTACACCATTAAATAGTTCTAATATTAGTTTTCTAATCATTTCTTTCTCCTCTTGGGTTTATCAGGATATCTATATTTAGTATCCTTAATCTTGGTGAACTTTACAAGTCCTTTAAGAAACTCTGTATAGTCCATACCTTTATTCTTAGCACCAACTCTTATGAAAGCTCTATAATACTTCCCCTCTAAGGCATTACACGGTCTACATAGTACTGCTCTGACCATCCATGTTTCGTGATTATGGTCTAAACATATCTGAAAAGAGTCCTCGTTAGTTAAGTCTCTCTTGCATATAGCACATAATCCTTTCTGTTTCTCAAGGAGTTTCTGTTTTATTTCTGGTAATTCACTTCTACTTAACTGCTGTGTGGTTTTCATTATTGTCTCCATATCCTGCTTTTTACTATATCGTTAACTGTTTGTGGAGAAATATTGAATTCTTTAGCTAATAGTTTTTGTTTTTCACCATTATCAACCCTAAGTCTTATTTTTTCTGCTATATCATAAGAAATTTTGGCATTAGATACTGATGCCTTTTTTAATCCTATATTAAAAGCATGTTTTTGGTTTTCAGACGCAGTACAGTATTCTAAATTAGATAAATTGTTGTTAGATTTAATACCATCAATATGGTTTACCTGTAAATCTGAGTCACCAATAAAAGCTTCCATAACTAATCTATGTACTTGAAAGTGTTTTCGAGAATTACCAGACAATGATACTAATGAGTATCCAAATCTATTCTTCCATGGAGACATGATTTTATGGTCTTTTATTCGTCTTACTATACCAAACTGTGATACTTCATAATCTGGAGCTTTTGATATAGTAACCCACTGATTGCCTTTGATATCACAGTTTAATTTATTCATTACGTGCATACATCCACCTATATTAAATAAAATAGCCGCATGATGTGCTTCATCTGTCTCTCCATCCATAAACTGTACAAAATGTCTCCAAGCAGATGATTTAAATCTATTTAAAGAATCTAAATTATCTGCTTTTTCCCAATTTCTTTCAGTGTATTTTTCAGCCCCTCTAGACATTAAGTTAGCCCAGTCAATTAATAGTGGTGTATAAATTAAATCAAATCTTGGTTTGCCAACTTCCGTATCTCTTTGCATACCTGATGAAAATTCTTGTCTAATGCCACTATCTTTAGTTATATAGTTCATTATAATGACACCCAGAACATCAAACATAGCTTTGTAATAGCAACCATACCTGTTATAATCCAAAATAAGATAGCCGAACCAATTAAAAAGTTAACAACTTTGTTCAGTATACTTGTTTTTGGTTTTTCTTTTAGATATGCTTCAACTAATTCGTCAATGTTTTGTTTTTTCTTTGCCATTTTATCATCTCCTTAATATCTGAATAGTATTCTTGTGGGTTAAATTCATAAGGCATTACTGAATCTTCCTTTAGATGAACTAAGAAACACCTTTCTATCGGTAGTCCTTTATTCTCTAACATCTTAGAATATAGACTTAATTGTAGAACATACTTAGAGTAATTACAATCACTATAAGACTCTAATGGTTCTTTAGCCATCTTCTTATTATAACCTTTCTTTTCTATCTTCTTATTAGTCTTCCAATCAACTATATATCCTTTTCCATTATGTTCGATTAATAAGTCTATTGTTCCCGCTAATCCTAATTCTAAGTCATAAACAGTAACCTCAGAACGTAGGATTAGTTGCCTTCTTTCCTTAAGCGTGAACTTAGTACCTAAGAACCCTTCTAACCAACCTATTCCTTGTGCTATCTTTAAGGCATCTTTGTCATTATCTGCCTTTATTTCTCCTGTAGATATGTAATAATCTATAGCATTGTGTACTCTAGTTCCATGTTCACTGGATTCTTTCCATTCTGCTAACCAATAACGTACTCCTCTCTTAGCTTCTTTGTTTGATTTAAACTTAGCTAACTTTCTAGCTACTTCTTTTGCATCAAACTTACCAAAAAACTGAGAGATAAATTTAGTTACTGACGTTAGTTCAGTCTTACCATACTTATACGTGTGGTTTGTTTTATAGAAATGTAGTTTCGTCATAATTGGGAATCCCGGACTCGAACCGAGGTCATTACGTTCCAAACGTAAGATGCTAGCCACTACACCAACTCCCAGTGATAGGTAAGTTAAAGTCTGTACCCAAGACTGCTTGTTTTTTAGTTTTAAGGAAAACTGGTACGCAAGTGCACCTAAACCATTACCAAAAATTCTTTGAATCCTCTACAACAACTTGTGACTGATAGTTATCCAGTAAGATATTCTTACCTGTATAAGTATCTGTATCACGTATAGCAATACAATAATCTAGCTGACGCTTAAAACTTTCGTTTTTGTGGGCTCGTACAGCTAGATATTGTATCGCTTTATTTATGGAGGTCAGTTTTTCTACTTCAGCTTGGGCTATCCCTAGTCTGAGTAGAAATGTGGTTAATTTATGTGGATATTTTATCATATCCTTATAATCCTCAATACTCTTGTCAATCAAACTAACCCAATAATCCATTTCTTCTTGTGTTTCACAATAATAATCGATAACTTTATATAGTCTACCTAATGATGTTTTCCATCTATTAGGATATTTTTCTGTAGAGTTGATAATATATCCATGACTTTGTATATTATCTTTATAAAATGAAAGACTATGTATTATATCTTTAAATCTTTCCATATTTTCTTCTACATATCTTTGTATATCCATAGATACAATATCATTAAAGTTTTCTTGTAATGTACCATGTAATCTAAATGCAGGAAACCTGTCTTTAACAGCCGCTTTAGATACATAGTCGAAGTATTTGTCATAATTATCATACGACTCTATGTCGTTATAAAATAAAGATATACTTAAATCACTAATATCAATAACTTCTCCAACCTTACCATGTGCTCTACTATGTTTAGTAATACTTGGTTTATGAGCACCTGCGGCTAATAAGTATTGTTGTATTATTCTCCAATCACTTGCTGAGATATCTACTACCTCACTTATAGCTAACCATTTAAGAACAGTCGACCTTTCTTCTAACTTAGCAATGGTTGGACTCTCAATAGTACCACACTTTCCCATAAGATTAGATAATACTTCAACACAAGAATCTTTACCAAATCCTGCTGGTGTTGATGTCCTATCATAATACCTAAAGAAATACGATGCTAATGACTTAAACCACAGTAGCTTAAAATGGTCGCTGTTAGTGTGATTAAAGGAAGATAGTATATCAACTAGCTCTCTAAAAGAAAGCTTCTGTATGGGCTTAATACGAGCTCTAACAGGCTTTTTAATATGAGAATACACTATACCTTTAGTTCCTACTTCTAATAAGTTCTTAGGCATTATAGGTAGTATCTCTTTTATATCTACTTTTTTATCCTTAATATACTCACTTAAAAGGTATCGTATATTGTTTTTTTGTAACTCCCAACCTCTGAATTGATATGTATCATCTGCTGAACCATCAGGTAGAGTCATCTTATTAATCTCAATCTTCTGAGGTAAAAGATGTTCTTCTGTTAATAAGTCCCTATAAAATGAGTGATTAAATTCAGAAAGTGAGTCGTAATACAGTAATTTTTTCATGTTTTCCTCCATACTACTATATAGGTTGAACTTATATATAAATCTTTTGTAAAGAAAGAGGTGTAACTGTCCTTTCTTCTTTATTCCACATAGAAACTATGTACCCAAAATCGCTTTCATCTATATCCATTAAATCCTTTGGAAATAATCCCAAAGGGAAAAATGTATCGAAAAAACGTCTAAACTCAATGGATAAGACTATCCTTTTATCTTCTTTTGACATATAAGGTATTATATCTTTTAGTCTGGGTCTATTTCTATGGTCTGTATATGAAAATCTATTTAAATAATCTCCACCTTGTATTTTATAAGTCAATAGTACCACCGTCTTCTGCTTCTAATTCTATCTTTTTAGGTTTCTTTTTATTATATTCTTTAGCACCCTTAACTGCTGTTGTGAACTTATTAGTAATTTCTGGGTTACCAAGTGTTCCATCTTCATTTAAAGGTATTCTATACTGCACAATACTCTGAAAAAATAAAAAAGAAGGGGGCATTTAAGCCACCACTTCAAAATGTAATACTTCTTTAAGCCCTTCAGCACCAGTTTTCTTATTTACATAAGGTTCTTTAAATAAAGTTGCTTTAACTTTATCTCCGACACCACCAGTACTTGCAAACTCATCATGTTCGTCTTTGTATAATACAAAAGATACATCTGTATTCTTGTATTTAACTTTACAATTAAAGAAAGTATAAGTAGGTTTTGTAATTTCTAAGCCTTGTGCAAAGGTTTTTTCTAAAATTACGTGGTTGCCTACCTCTAATCCTTGTTGTAAAGCTACCTTTTTTCCATCTTTGACCTCAAAGTTACCTTTGCTGTCTCTTTTATAACGACTTTTTAGATTAATATTCTTAAAGTCACCATTTGTTATAATTTCTAATTCTTGTTCCATATTTATCTCACCTATAGGTTTTGTCTATCTTGGTTTTATTTTTGCATAGACTTTCTTACTGAATACAGCGATGCCTTGTCGTAGAGGTCTTGAGCCTCTTTTAAAACATCATCATTAGAGGGGACACCCTCTCCAGTGTATCCAATCTGTGTAGTACACACAACAGCTTTCGCTTGTTCTGTATATGTTATCTTAATAGTTTTTTCCATAATATCACCTATAAATATTCCTTAGTTATTTTCATCTTTTCCGGTTTCTTAAGAGTGCCTTTTAGAAGATAAACAGCTATTGCATCCTTGTTTAAGTGTATTTTCTCTCCAATATCAAAATAAGAATCTTTAAAATTTACTAAGACTGTAGCTATCTCATTTATTACATTATATTCGAACCTACATCGTATATAATTTTCTTCAGTATCCCATAAATCGTATATTTGCATTATTCTTCACCAACTATAATAAGTAAGTTACACCCTACATTATCTTTATCTCTACCTGTAACTTCTGATACTGTGGCTGTATAGACTTCTCCACTTTCGATATTATCTGATACGCCATAAGCCGTATCTTTTGGGAGATACCCTAATTTAATACCTTCTTTTTCTATTCTAACTGCATGTGAATCATACAGGTTTTCTTTTTCTTGTACAAGTTCTAAAACATCTCCTGTTTTTAAGCCTCTAATGATATCTTGGCTATTACAGAAAGTACTTCCGACAATCTTTGAATGAAATTCCATAATTACACCTCATAAATATTCTTTTTCTATAGTTCTACATTTTGGTAGTTTTTGTAAATGCTTTGTTGCTACGTTCCAAAAATGCCCTAAGCCACTACTATCCCCATCAGAAGCCATGCCCCAACCATCAATCATTTCAGATTCTACTGTCGAGTATCCACTTGTAGTTCTTGAACTATGCACTCTTACTATAATGTCACATACATCATTCTCTCCAACTGGCCATGTACAAAGGGCTAACTCTCCATTTTCGAATTTCATAAGTATTCCCTCTTTAATGTTAATCTTTCACCTGTTACTAGTTGAAAATCACCGTCTTTAACAAACCAATCCTCTGGTTTATTATCAAAACAATATCTTTGACTACAGCCCGGAAATCGTTGTATTACTTCTGTAACTCTATGTAATCCATCTAATAAAAAATCCATGTTACCACTATCAGCAAAATAATTAGGTCTTTTTGTTCCTATGAAGCGATATTTTCTGCCTTTTATTAATCCCATATTAATCACCACTATCCTATATACTATATAGTTAATCAAGTATATAAATGTTTCCTTATTATAATATATAAATATATATTTATATATAATTAGTAATATAGCTACGTATTTACTATAGTAAGTCTTACAATGAGATATATATATATATATATATATTTATATATTACTAGCCCCTGTTAATAACTATATTTATATATTTTATATTTATATATCTCTTGGACGGTTACATAGTT